GATCAGGATTGGATTGCAGCCCGCAACTTCTCAATCCATCAGGTGTCGCAGTTGTACGGTGTGCCTCCTCAGTCGCTGTACACCCAGGAAAGCACCACCGTTGCAGGAGAGGTTGCCGAGCAGTCCCGCATGTACGTTGACGGGTGCTTGTCGCAGTACACCAACGCTTGGGCGTCCGAACTGGCGTTCAAGCTGCTTCCCGCATCTGTTGACAGTGACAAGTACCGTTTCTCCTTCGACACCACGCAACTTGTTCGGGGCACGTTCAACGAGCAGGTTGCTGCGTTGCAGATTGCTGTGCAGACCGGCGTGATGACTCGCAACGAAGCCCGAGAGATGATGGGCTATCCGCCGATCGAAGGCGGCGACGAAGTTCTCATTGGACCTAACCTCCTCCCCCCGGAGATGAACCGTGACCAAGCGGATTCTGGAAGTGCGGACGATGCCGGGTTGCCTGACGGCGACCAGTGATAGCGTCCGATTCGAGGGGATTGCGGTCCCCTACAACTCAACGAGCGTGACGCTCCGAGATCGCCGACGCCCCTACAAGGAGCGCATGGCACCCGGAGCTTTGCGGTGGGACGACAAGACCGTGATGCTTACGCAGCACGACCAGAGGAGTATTCCCCTGGCAAGAGTCGGCAGCGGAACGCTGCGATTCGAGGAAAGCGAAAGCGGTCTGACGTTTGAATGTGATTTGCCGGAAAGCCGTGAAGACATCAGGGAAGCCCTGAGACGCGGCGATCTGGATGGAAGCGTTTCCATCGGCTTCGTGTGTAACGATGACGAATGGGTTCACGGAAAGTCCACCAGCCTCCGCACGGTGCGAAGTGCTGACCTCGTGGAACTTTCAATCTGTACCGCCGGGGCGTACCCCGCTGCCAGCGGCAACATCAAGGAGTCCTGAAAATGGACGATCTGCGTTCGCTGCGAGAGCAGCGTGATGAGCTTCGTGTCTCGCTTGACGAGATCATGGAGCGCAACGACTCGATCGACGACATCGAGTCCATCGAGAGGCTGGAGCAGGGCACGGCTAAGATGGCCGAGCTTGACCAGTCCATCCGTTCTGCTGAGGCGCGAGCCGCCTACGAGGCAAGCCGAAAGACCGTCAGCGGTTCTTTCTCCTTCCGTTCTGACGCCGACGTTCCGGTGCGAAACGATGGCGAGTATCGGTTCGTCATGGACGGAAATGATGTCCGAATCGAAGGCCGAGACGTTGCGGTCGGCGCGCCCGCAGCGAATCTCCCCTCGACTTCGTTCCCCGGTCAGGATCTGACTGGTGGAACCAGCGGCTACGCTGCGGCCATTCCGGTCGATCTTCAGGCCGAACTGATTCGCAAGCTGCCGGAGCGAACTGTCGTGCGTCGGTTCTTCTCTTCGATGAACTACACGAACGACGTAGAACTCCAGCGTGTGGCAGCTCGTGTGCAGGTGGAGCCCATTGCCGAGCATGACGGACTCGGTACTACCAACAAGGTTTCGGTGTTGAACGAAGGTTTCCCCTACAAGGAAGTGGACCTGAGCCTTGAGCGTGTTCGCACGAACGCTTTCAAGTCAGCGGCCAAGTCCGAGGTGACTGAGGAATTCATGCGAGACGCAAGAGGCCGAGCCGTTGCGGAGCTTCTGCTTCAGCACGCGGAAAGCCATGCTCTGCTGTTTGATGCTTGGTATGCCGGAGGAGCTGGCGGTTTCGACGGTCCGGAAGCGTGCTTCGACGGTGCTGAGACGTATATCGACGCGGCGCAAACCGAGGAAATCAACCTGACCACGGTCCAGGCTGGTGGCGCTGCTGCTGCTACCGAGTGGACCCGGGCTCTGACGAATCTTCGGTACAACCGCATCCCGGCGCAGTACTGGGGCGGCCTTCGCTGGATGATGTCTCAGGAAGCCTTTGCCGAACTGACCAAGCAGGTTGACGGCAACGGACGCCCGCTGTTCCAGCCGCTGCTGACCGGCACCATTGCCGATTCGCAGGAAGTCGGCACCCTTCTCGGACTGCCGGTGTTTGTCGGAAACAACCTTCCGGGTGGTGCAGTCTCGGACGGCAACACCTGTGCTATCTTGGCCCACTCCGAGGATTACCGAATCTTCGACCGAATGCCGTTTAGCCAGCAGGTTGACCCGTACTCGGCTGGCGATTCGGGTAAGATCATCTACCGTACCCGGATGCGTTCCGATGGTCGATGGCTGCGTCCGTTCGCGGCTGGAATCCTCCTCTGGGACGTTCCCTGATCTGATCTCTTTATCTCCGCTCCCGGAGCCCCTGCGGGGGCTCTGGGGGTATTTCCATGAGGTTCGTCTACATGGTCGAGTTCACTTCCAAGAACCCGCACACGTTCCAGCTCACGGAGTTCCTGGACCACATCCGACTGGCCCAGGGTGTGGACGACGCAGCCGCGCAGCGCTCGCTTGACGCTGCCGTGGAAGCGTTCGAGAACTGGACCGGACTCCTCACTCGTCAATGCACCATCCTCCAAACGGCGGACAACCATGTTCCCCCGTTCCGGGCCATGTATGGACCAGTCATTGACGCATCTACCACGGTCACGAAGATTGACCGCACGGTGGACCCCCCCGTCTCTTCTGATGTGACGGACAAGTTCTACATCAGCAGAGATACGTTCTACTACCTCATCAAGCTGCCCCGGGCTCGGATGTCCTACGTTCGATGCTCGTACCGTTGGCAATACAACGCGGGATCCACGGCGTTCCCGGCAACCGTGAAGATGGCAATTCACGGCATCGCGGCTCTGTTCTATGAGAACCGCGAGCTTGCAAACGAGTGCAGCTTGGACAAGGTGCCTGTGGCGTATCGCTCGCTCATCGAGTCCTACCGGAATGGTGATCTGTGAAACGTCCCGACGCTGGAGCCCTGCGTTTCCAAATGACGCTGTTCTACCCCACCGTCACGACTGACGAAGTAGGGCAGAACATTCGTTCATTCACTCAGGGTGACACCATTCCTTGCTTTGCCCGGAACGTCAGAGGCAGGCTGACGGACGCGGGCACGCAGGAAATGGCGGGGCGACGGACCTACGAGTTCATCGTGAGGCACGGATCCGGCATCGACTACGGCTGGGAGATCGAGTACAAAAGCCAGCGATACCGAGTGGAGCGGATCGACAACTGGGACGAGCGTGGACGTATGCAAGTCATCTACGCATTCGAGAGCGATCTATGAAAGATGATTGGGACGAGTTGTTGGACAAGGTGTCCGACATTGCCCAGGCAGGAGGCAAGGCCAAGCGGACAATGCTCAAGCATTTCCGCCGGGCTCTTCGCATCACTGACAAGGCTACGAGCGCGTCCTATTCGAGCGGTTACTACAAGTGGGACGGCATCAGATTTGACGGGCGTCCCACGGGCACCTACCGAACGTTCCTGTCTAGGGCATCGGCCTATCGCTACCAGTGGAGAAAGACAAAGAAGTTCGGCTGGAAGTACCGCTCGATGATCCGGAGAAGTTCGGAGACGGGCTATGTAGGCAACCTCTCGCACCTCGTCGAGGACGGGGCCTACAACAAGAGGTTCAACAAGTACAACATTCCCAAGGGCTACCGGCGTGACGCCTTCAACCGCACAAGAGGCGCAGCGGAACGCGAAGCCATCCAAGGCATCAAGGAGGCTCTGAAGCAAGCATGAGCATCCCAAGCGATATCTTCGATCTGCTGGATGCCGCCACCGATACGCCCGTCTCACCGTTCGTGAGACCCAATGGCGTGGACTTCCCGGCGGTCGTCTATGAGTTCGATGGGGAAACGTACGAGGGCTCGCGGTACGGAGAAGCCGGAGCCGTGAAAACTGAAGTGACCGCCAACGCCTTGGCTCGGAGCCTGGAAGAAGCGGAAACGGTGGCGCAAGAGATCGTGTCGCATTTGCAAGACGCCTCGAACGCCCCGTGTGTGAGGGTGACTGGTCTTTCCCGGGAATACCATGCCTCCTACGACGGAGAACGCCCGGGCATCTATGTAGTGTCCGTTTCATTCATTCGTTTTAGAGGGTAGGTTCATGGCAAAGTTTCTCGCGTCTCGATTGATCGGGACTTTCGTTACTAATGGCGGAAGCTCCATTCAGTTCGGGATTACTGGCTTCCAGATTTCCGGTGGCGAACGGACGATGATTGACATCACCACCGGAGCCAACAGCAGCCGGGCAAAGTTCCCCGGGCTGGCGGAACCCCTGACGGCTACTGTCAACTTTATTTATCAGGGTGAAATCACAGACTTGGACGCAGAGCTAAAGGTTTGCGGTGGAGGCACGCTGCTGATTCAAACCGCGACCGATGAAGATGGTTGCGATGTTTCGTATATTCTCGGCAACGACACCGATGGCCCTCTCAGTGTGTTTCTCAGTTCGTACAGCATTGAGGGCGAAATGGACGGTGCGGTCACTGGTACGGCAACGTTCATGCGAGACGAAAACGCCACCTATGGAGCCGTGGGCGGCGGCGGAACTCCCTGATGTTTGAACCCAAGAAAAAGACCGTGGAAGTGGCGGGCCAAAAAGTCACCTTGCAAGAGATGACTGCCGAGCAGATGCTTGGTATGCCTGACGATGCGGACATGGCTTGTGTTGTTGCGGCCTGCCTAGAGGGCGATCACACGGACCAGCAGGTCCGCATGTGGCCGATGAGCATTGTTCGAGAGCTGTACGACCACGCGGTTGAGGTTTGCGGTCTCGATGAGGGAAACGGCTGACCCCCAGGGACATCACCAGCCACCGCATTGCGGCACGGATTGGTTGCTCGGTTGCAACAGTGATGAGCCTGGGGGTGAGCGAGTACGTTTCCTGGGTTCAGTTCCTCAAGTGGGAACAGGGCCTAGAGCAGACGGATGAGGAAATCTCGGAGGCTTTGCGGCTATGGCAACAGTAGGAAACCTATTCGTCAACATTCGGGGTGACGCAACGCACCTCGAAAAGACGGTCAAGAAAAGCAAGGGAACGCTGGCGAAGTTCGCGTCAAACGCGAACCTGATCGGCAATGCTTTCCGGGCAACTGCGGCACAATATCGGGACCAGCGTCAGCTCGCCAAGATGCAAGGCAAGCAGCGGGCTGATATGCGGGCGTTCAAGAACGACCCCGACGCAGATTTCCACGCGACCGCAAGTCGAGTCCAGACGGCAATGTTTGGCGAGCGTGCGGAGGCAACTGCGAAAGCAATTGCAGCACAAAAAGCCGGAGTCAAGAAAACCGGAGTGGCTGCTAGTGCCGCACAGATGCGGCTCATGGTCGGCGGTGTCTTGGGCGTCCTTGGTCTCAGCATTGCGGGCCTTCGCATGATGATGACCCAGGGCGCGAAAGTTCAAGACCAGACCGAATCAGACTTCATGCAGTTCACGGCAAGAGGCGCAGCCCTGAAAAACCAGATGCTGATGGACCGCATCAAATACGTTCAGCGCGAGGACATCCAGGATCAGCAGGCGGACATCGTAGAAACCGAGCGTCAGCAGCTTTCGAGGGAAAGAGAGACCTACGGCGGTGCTGGTGCGAGCTTCCGGGATTTCTTCCAGGAAATACGTCGTATGGGAACGGATGTCGTAGG